TCAGATGAAACTTTAATAAAAATAAGCGGTATTCTCTATGAGGAAGAATTACAGCCTGAGTTTATAAAGAAACAACTTGAAGAATTATGGGAAGCTCAACAACCTCAACAACCTCAACAACCTCAACAGCTTCAACAGCTTCAACAGCTTCAACAGCCTCAATTACAGTCACAAGGTAATATCGTTCCATTTCCGCAGCAACCTAATATGCCGCCACCACAACCTGATTTCGATAAAATGGCAAATGACGTCATTGAAAAGAGGGTTCAGGCTGCAATTGACCTTTTGCGCGATGAAATAGAGCGTGGCTATAGAATAGATATTGAAACCGATAGCACTATTTTCGGCGATGCTATGCAAGAACGCCAAGATGCTATCGAATTTATAGCTGGTGTCACTGGATTCATGGAGAAAGCTACTGTATTAGGTCAAGCTGTACCTGAATTTATTCCTGTTGCCGGTAGAATGCTACAGTTTGGAGTACGGAAATTCCGTACAGGACGTGATTTAGAAGCGTCCATTGACGCTTTTGTTCGTAAAATTGATGATCAAGTTAAAAATATTGAGAAAAATGGTAAGTCTCCGTCTATAGAAGAACAGAAATTGCAAGTTGATTTGCAAATGAAACAACAGGAAATGCAGCATAAGGTGCAATTACAGCAAGCAGAACAGCAAGCACAACGCGAAAATGATATTCGTGATGCTCAGAAAGCACAAATGGAAGATCAACGTCAACAACAAATAAATCAAATGGAAATGAGTATTGCTCAGCAAAAGCATAATATGGAAATTCGCAAGATGCAAATGGAAATGCAAATAAAAGAACGCGAATTTGAAATGAAAATGGCTGAAATGCAGGCTGATGTACAATTAAAACAGCAAGAGCATGTTATGCAAACTGAGCAGATGCACAGTGATCATGCGTTAGAACAGGAACGCATGGCTAATGAAGCTTATATACAAGATCGCGAAATGCAAAATCAAGAGAAATTGGCAAATATAAAACAAAAACAAGTTGAGCATAAGGTTAAAATGGGTGATCGTAAAATAAAGCAAGATGAAAAGAAGCAATTTAGTCAAGTTAATAAACAGAAGGGAAAAACTTAATGCCTACTTATCTTTATAAACCAGAATGTCCTATTGCTGATGAAAAAGGTATGGTAGAAAAAGGTGAATATTATTATTGGAAATCATTTCATAGTGAATCTAAATGGATGATGGACGGAAATAAACCTGTTTATATACAATACATTTCAGATGAAATGCCGCCGCTAAGGCATATGGCACGTCAAAACGATGGCTATTTATATACTTCAAAGAAAAAATTTCGTGATGAAACTCGTGCGCGAGGCTGTATAGAAATTGGAAATGAATGTGCTACTTTACTTAAACCTCGTAAGCCTAAGTTACCTGATAAGAAAGAGCGTATAGAAAAAATAAAGCATGTTATTGAGACACTTAAATCGAGACAATCTTCAAAAGAACGGCGCTCTAAAGGTATTTTAAAGCGTTGGGTAGGGAATGGAAATATTTAACTACTTAACTCATAATTAAACTTGTATATTCAACACAGTGAGGCTATATTCTTACTATGGACAACGAAGATGACAAGAAGGACCTTCAGTCTTCAACCCATGAAGGTCAGGACCCCGGCTCCATTCAAACGGACGACGGTGACAAGAAGGTTGCACTGCCTTCTATACGAGATACTATTCGTGCGTCCATAAAAGAAGTAGAGCAGCGCGAAAAAGATGCTGAAGATATTAAATATGCGGCTGCTGCTTTAAAAGATAATAAAGAGTCAAAAGATAAGGTTGATCAAAAGGATGAAAATCCGGGCTCAACTGCTAAAGATAAATCTTCTACTGATAAGGTAGAAGATAATAAAAGTAAGGAAGATAATAAAAGTAAGGAAGATAATAAGGCTTCAGTTACGCCTGTACCTGTTTCATGGTCAAAGGAAGCTAAAGAACAATGGAGTTCTCTACCTCCGGCCATTCAAGCGGCTGTCTCCAAGAGGGAAAAAGAATTTTCCGATGGCATAAAGCAATATTCTGATGGTCATAAATTTAAGAGCGAATTAGAACCTATTTTGGCTTCTGTTCGTGAAGGACTTAAACAGCATAATGTTAGCGACGCCCAATATTTTGGTCGTCTCCATCAAGTATATGTAGGCTTAGCCAATCCAGAATCCAGAGAAGTTGCCTTTGCTAAATTGGCTGCTGACTTTGGAGTCGATTTAAAGAAACTTGTTCCGCATCAAGTTGATAGCTCTAATTTGCCGGATGATCAACAACAATTCCAGCAAATTGAGCAGAAATTTAATGGAGTTGTAGATACTAAGTTCGGTGCTCTAGAGCAAAAAATAAATACTGTAGTTAATGCTATGGAGATCGCACGCCAACAAGAAGCTAAGAAATTTGTCGATAATTGGGCGAAAGATAAGCCGCATTTCGAGCGTGTTAGAGCGACAATGAGGAATCTTATTGATTCTGGCGTAGTTGATGCTCAAGACCTCGATAAAGCCTATCAAATGGCTATTCGGCTTGATGATGATTTATTCGCTAGTATTGAGAAAGAAAAAGCTGATAAATTAGCTGCCGAAAAAGCCGCTGAAGAAGCTAATAAAAAGGCTGCCGAGGAAAAGAAGCGGAAAGAGCAACTTAGTAAAGCAAAGTCCGCTAATGTCAGCTTAAAGCCGGGCTCTCCGTCCGCTGCTGCTTCTGGAAAACGTGATTTACCGAAAAACGCATCTGTTCGTGACTCTATTAAATTCGCTATTCAACAAGAGCGGGAAAAATCAGCTTAAACAAGGAAAACAAAAATGGCTTTCCCTAATCTCTCGGAGATCGTTACTACTACTCTACGTTCGCGTACTGGTGTTCTCGCGGACAATATGAGTCGTAATAACGCGCTTCTCACCCGCTTGAATAGAAAGGGCAAAATTAAGACTTTCTCGGGCGGTCGTACCATTGTTCAGGAATTGAACTACGCTAATAATAGCACGTTCGTTTGGTACAGTGGTTATCAGACTATCAACATTAATCCGTCCCAGGTATTCACCGCTGCTGAATATCCGATTCGCCAGTCTGCACTTGCTATTAGCATTTCTGGTCTTGAGGAATTACAGAATAGCGGTGAAGAAGCTATTATAGACTTACTAGAAGGTCGTGTCGAAAACGGCGAAATGACCTTTATGAATGGCATGTCTAATGGCGTTTATGGTGACGGCTCTGTAACAGGTTCTATTAATGGATTACAGCTTCTCGTTGCTACTTCTCCAACTTCTGGAACTGTAGGCGGTATTGATCGTTCTCAGTGGGCATTTTGGCGCAACTTAGTATTTAGTGCCACCACCAATGGCGGCGCTGCTACTACTGCGGCAAATATTCTTCAGTACATGGATGCACTTTACGTGCAGCTTGTACGTGGTCGCGATAAGCCTGATCTTATTGTTGCGGACAATAATATGTACCGTTTCTATATGCAGGCGCTTCAGTCTATTCAGCGTGTTCAGACTTCCGGTCCGGCACCTGATTTAGCTGAAAGCGGCTACGAATCTATGAAGTTTTTAAGTAGCGATGTTGTTTTAGACGGTGGTTTCCAGGGTATTTCTGGCGATCCACTACCATTTGAGACTACTACTTCAGCTAGTAGTGTAGGCGGTGTGCCAAACTCGTTTATGTATTTCCTCAATACGAATTACATACACTGGCGTCCGCATTCTCAACGTAATATGGTTCCATTAGACCCCGATCGTTTCTCCATGAACCAAGATGCCATGGTTCGGTTGCTTGCATGGGCTGGAAATATGACGCTTTCAAACGCGTTCTTGCAAGGCGTTATTTCAACCTAATGGTGGCGATCAATCAACATTAATTAATGGAGAAAAAATCATGACTGTTAGGACTGCGTTTTATACACTGGATACTAGGGCCGGTGTGGATTTAAATAATCCCGTGACTTCTGTCTCTATCGGCGCTAATCCGTTGGTCCCTGAATATCCGATGCCACCGGCTAATCTTGGTGATCGTGCACAGGGAACTGGTGATTCAGAATGGATGTTTGTCCAAGCTTCTGCTACTGTTTCGGCGTTTAATATTATTGCTATTGATGCCGCTGGCAAATGCGCTAACTTGACTTCAACCCTTCTGGCAAGTGGTCTTTATGCTATAGGAATTGCCGAATTTCAACCTGCGGGAGGCGTTACTGTAGGGAACGCTAATGGTGGTGTTGCTAATGCCGGTGATTTCTTCTGGGCGCTGTTAAAGGCGGCCAATGGCGCGAGACTTAATGTAGCTACTGATCAAAGTATTACGACTGGTTCGGCTCTATATATTAGTACAACGGCTGGTCGTGTGACTTCGGTTGGAAATACTTCTCTTAGCTTAAGTAGACTTAATGGTCTGTTAGTGGTTGCTACTGCAACTGGTACTGCCGGTGAAGTTGCTATGTTTAATTATATATTCCCTGGTGGTGTTGCTTACGCGTCTATGGCCGCGCAGTCAGTCTAATAACCAGTAAATCTAATAATATAATAAAGAGGTACAAAGTGCAGTTAGAAGAT